ATCTAACTCTCAACATAAACAATTTCCTAGTCACGCTTATGTTAAAGATTTAAAAGAAAACTGGCCAGAGATTTGGAGAAGAGCAGGTACCGGTGGTAATCCTCCTACTTCATTTACTGGTAATGATGCTTACAACAGATGGACTGCCTACAAAGGTGGAGATAGAAGTGAGTCAGTACTTAACTGGGTTAAGAGAAGAGAACGCTTTATGAATCGTCACAAGAAAAATAACAGACTTAACGGAACTATTGCTGTTATGAAATGGGGCGGTGTAACTTCTGGTGGTGTTTCACAAATGAAGTCAATTGTTAACGATTATAAAAAAGTTATTAGAGAGCGTAGAAAAAAATCTCTTGATTATGCAGAGGAATATTTATTAAAAGCAATATCTGACCAAGCTAGAGCAGGTCTTACTAGAAAAGTAGAAGACCATAATAAAAATAATCCTAATCATAGAGCAACACTTCGTATGCTAATTGCGGTATATAACAGAGGAATAGGTGCTTACAGAACCAATCCGGGTTCAGTAAGAGGTAATGTGAGTTCAGCAGAGCAATGGGCAATGGCTAGAGTTAATGGATTTTTAAGAGCGTTGAGAACAGGTAAGTTCAGAAGAAAACCTTATGACCAAGACTTGTTGCCTAGCTCACATCCATTATCATCAAAAAAATCTGGTAACAAAGCAGAATCAGTAAGAGTAGGTCAAGCTGTAAGCTGGTCAATCAACAAAGACCCAGACCCACCTTCAATTGTTCATGGTATTGTTACATCAGTAAATGATGATGAAGCCATAATGCAAGTATGGGCTAGACTAGAAAATGGCGACCATAAAAAGACTGATAGAAAAGTCACTATGCCAATTTCAAAGCTAAGAATAATATCAGACTTTAGACAATAAAAAACTAAAATCTGAAATCGTATCATATAATAGTTAAAACGCACATCTGAATAATCTATTGTACAATTTAAGATTGAAGGATGTATGAATAACGAATCTAAAAATATCGACATAGAGTTGAAAGATGACTCTGGTCAAGTAGAAGCAGTTTTCAGTATATTCAATTCCCTTGACAGTGATGGGGATGTTGTTATGCCTGGAGCTGTCAAATCTGGTTTTAAAAATAACCAAGTTCCAATGGTATGGTCTCACAAATGGGATATGCCAATTGGTAAAGGAACTATCGCACAAGATGACGATAAAGCAGTTTTCAAAGGTGAGTTCTTTATGGACACCGAGTCTGGTAAAGAAGCTTACAACCTAGTTAAGAATATGGGCGATATGCAACAATGGTCATTCGGCTATAAAGTTAACGATTCAGATTTTGGTAAGGCAAAAGATAAAGGCGGAGACGATACAAACGCTAGATATCTAAAAGACCTTACTGTTTACGAAGTCTCTCCAGTACTTGTTGGAGCAAATCAAGACACATACACATTAGCTATCAAATCAAACACAGAGTTGTTGAAAGAAATAACTGATGTTAAAGGTGATGAAAAAGAATCATCTGGATGTGGCGCAAATTGTGGTTGCAGTCAAAAAAGTTATGGAGATGACGAAGAAGAAATGAAATCTTGTAAGTATCACGACGGTGGTCCTTGCATGAAAATGGAGGATGATAAAAAAGAAATGAAGAGTGAAGAAGATTTAGAAGTTTCACAGGAAGACAGCAAGTCTTTCTCTGAAGAAGTCATAGATGTGCTTGCTGCATTAGATGACTTAGTAGCCCGAGCAAAGGCAATATCTATGCTCCGTGGTGAAGATGGTAGGAAATTAGGCGTAAAAGCCACCGAAGCACTTCGTGCAGTCGCAGACGACTTGAACGACGCTTGGACCGAGATTGATGAGTTCATCGGAAATGTCGGAACTGAGGGTGCTTTGGAGTTAGAAGTAGAAGAAGAACTTGTGGAAGATGAACAAGCTGAAACAGAAGAGGTAGCTGAGGCTTCAACTGATACTATTGATGTTGAAACTGAAGTCGAAGAAGTTACTGAGGAAGAAGCACCAGCAGAGGAACCTGCTGTTGAAGAACCGGAAGATGAAGCTGCTGAAGAAGAAACTCCAGAAGATAACACTGATTCCTCTGACGAAGAATTTGACGCTGAGTGGATAAGGGCTCAACAAATCATTGCTGAATCCTTAGCCGAAGAAATAGAAGAAGTATAAGCAATATAGATTGGAGAAATCTAAAAATGAGTAACACAAACGAACTCATGGACCAAATTGCTGCTAAAAGAGCAGAATTAAAATCTGTCTTTGAAGCCAACGAAGACGGCAAGTACACCTCTGAACAAAAAGAGGAAATTAAGTCAAGAAATGACGAACTTGCTGAATTAGTTGAAGACCTTTCCATTGAGAAGAAAAAAGCTTCCAATGAAAAAGCTCTCAAAGAAGATTCAAAGCCAGTTGCAGAAATGCCACTAGCTGGTGAATCAGCAGAAGTTAAATCTGTTGGTGAGCAATTTGTTCAAACCGACGCATATAAAAATTATATGGAGGGCGGTGTTAAAGGTGTAGATTCTCGTATTGAGACAAAAACAACTTTGACAACTACAGGATATCCACCAGAGGTTTTAAGAACCCCGGGTATCTTGGAAACAGCTCTTAGAGACCCAAATGCTGTTATATCATTATTTGATGTAATCAACAGTGACCAAAATGCATTCAGCTATTTGGAAGAAACAACCTTCACAAATAATGCAGCTGAAGCTGCTGAAGGTTCTGCTGTTGGAGAAGCAGCTTTGGCTTTCACAGAGCAAACAGAAGCTATCCGTAAAATGGGTATCTTCATTCCTGTAACAGACGAATTACTTGCAGACGAAAGTGGTATCCAAGGATACATTAACTCTCGTCTACAAACAATGATAAGACTTCGTTTGGACAACCAACTCCTTAATGGTGATGGAACTGCTCCAAACCTAGAAGGTATCTTAGACGCTGGTAAAGCTTCTGTCGGTTCTACTGACTTTAGCGCTTACGCAGGAACTTTAGGAAAAATTGGTGCACTTTATGGAGCAATCACAGACATCAGAGTCAACGCATTTACAGAGCCAGACGCTATTGTAATGCACCCTAATGACTGGAATGATGTTGTGACTTCTGTAGGTGCAGACTTCGCAGGTACATCCAGTGCTGGCTACACAGAAAAGTCACCACTTTTCGTAGCAGCTGGTGGTATGGGCGCAGGTCCTTCAGCTCAAATCTGGGGACTAAAAGTCGTTCCTACAACCGCAATTGCCGCAGGAACAGTTCTTGTTGGTAAATTCGGTGGTGGTGAAGCAGCTAACTTAGTTATGAGACAAGGTATGGAATTAGCCGTATCTGACTCCCATAGCGATTTCTTTATTAAGAATCAATTAGCTATCAGAGCTACCATGAGAGTCGGTTTCCCTGTTTACAGAGAAGCAGCTTTCCATAAAATCACTAACTTCTAAAGTTAGTTTAGATTTATACATTAGAGCGGGGTTAAACCCGCTCTTTTGTTTTTATAGTGTAAAATTAGAACATCATGTCAGATTATATTAAACCAAAGAAAAGCATTTGGAAAATGAAAGATGGTTCCATTTGGGAAGGTCCTTTATCAGAACTTCCTAAGTCTGGAGCTTCTCTCATTGCTAAAGCAGGTAAAGAATATCCAGCTGATTGGCTCAAAGAGCAAGGTTGGGGTAAAGAGGAGAAGAAAGAAAAATCTGCTCCTAAGAAAAAAGCTGCTAAAAAAGCACCAGAAACCAAAGCTGTTAAACCAGAAGATACAGAAGATAAGTAAGGAGTCCTAAATGGCTCTTTGTAGCGTTGGTGATGTAGAGCAATTCTTACAGGTAGATTTAAACTCTACTGTAGAAGCTTCAGTCACAAATACTTTTATACCTTATGTTGACGCGGCTATTAAGCGTTATCTAGGTCATGATGTAGAAAAAGCAACTTATACAGAAGTATTTGACGGAAATGAACAACAAGACTTATTTTTAAGGCATGTTCCTGTTGCCTCTATAACTTCTATTACTGAAGATAGTAATGCACTTACTGAAGGCAATGAGAGTGACTATGTTTCTTACACCAACGGAAGATTAAGAAGAATAGTTATTCGTTGGTCTGGTATAAAACCTAAAAATATTTCAGTTACTTATGTTGGCGGTTACGAAGCTGCTGACATTCCAGAACAAATCAAACAAACTTCTGCACGAGCCGCAGCTCGTTTAGTTATGACTTCTTTACAGATTTCAGCAAAAGCTGACACTGGAGAAGTTTCAAGTCACTTAGCTGACAATACAACAACACAAAGTTTTGACATACCTCTTACTGAAAGGGTGGGAGATTATGATGTTGCTTTTGGTGATGTAATTATACAAAACCTGCAACCTGTTCTTACTAATGCAGATATGGCATTATTAAACCCCTTTCGTTCAAGATTCTTTGTATAATTAAAGTATGGTACATAGAAAAGCTCCTTCCCTAGAGGAAGCTAGGGAACTCTTTTTAGCAGACCCTAATAAAATGCTACAGTCATGGGCAGATGAATGGGGTGTAACACATGAAAGAGTTAGACAATTAAGAATAGAATCGGGCGTACCTCAACGAGGTGCTTATAACGAAGAAACAGCAGAAGCTATTTTAGAAATTATTCGTACAGGTAGAGGTGGTCTAACAACTCCAAGAACTTACGAAGGTCAACCTATTGGCTTAGAAAGATTTAAAACTTGGATAGAAGAAGAAGAGGGTTTGAAAGAGCGTGTTGAAAAAGCACAAAAAGAAGCTCTTAAAAACTTAAAAGACCCTATTGAAAAAGAATGTAAGTATTGTCGTGAATGGAAACCTATAGAAGAATATTCTAGAAATCAAAAATACTTAGATGGTCTTTCTCGTTTTTGCAAAGATTGCATGATTATTTTAAAAGAGAAAAAAGAAGAACTAGGTGATGATAAAATGAAATTATGTTTATCCTGTAAGAAAGATAAGAAAACTTCAGAGTTTTCAAAAAATCCTAACGCACAAGATAAACTTAAAATATTCTGTAAAGAATGTCATAAAGCATTTAAACGCAGAAAAAGGAGACAAAGTAGGAATGAAATTTAAGTTCAATAAGAAACAGACAATAGAATTTAAAACAGACATAATGGGTTTAGCAAAATTTGCACCTGTTGTACCAGCACAAGAAGCAGTGCCAGATTGGTTTAAAGAGATGAAGCACTATATGGAGGAAAAACCACAAGGTTGGAATCCACAAGCCATGCCCGGTCAAGCTAAAAATCTATTTGGAAAAATGGGTAAGACTGCACAAAATATGTTTTATTCATTTACTGTAAAAAGATGTCCAGCAATAGTAGATATCATGACAGAAGGTTTTGTAATTCCTATGTGGTCTGACTTTTTACTACAAAGAGGTTTTCCGCCTAACATGGGTGGAGAAGAAATACTAGAATGGGATAACAGAGATTTTCCCTATGGTGCTTCTTTTCATGAAAATAATCAAATATACAATTGGGACTTACCTTCAAAAAGTACTTACAAACATCCACTTAAGTTTCATAGTCCTTGGAAGTTTTTTACTCCAAAAGGATATTCAACATTGTTTATACCTTACAACTATAACTTTCAATCAGATTATTCAGTGCTTCCCGGAATTGTAGAAACTGATACTTGGCACGAAGTAAACTTTCCTACACTTATTCATAAGAAAAAAGATTTTATGATAAAAAGAGGAACACCTTTTGTTCAAGCAATTCCTTTTAAAAGAAGCAAGTGGAATTTAAAAATGGATATGGTAACACAAGAAGAAAAAAATGCTGAGGACGCTAGAAAGAATTTTACTAGTGGTAACTTTAACCAAGGGTATAGAAAAGCAACTAAGTTGGATTTTGACAATGCCTAGATACGATTACCAATGTATATTGCATAGATGTTCTTTTGAATGGGAAGTTAGTCATTCTATTACAGAAGACCCATTAATTAAATGTCCTAAGTGTAATTCACACGCTAAAAGACAGATTGGAAAAAATATTAGGTTTGAAACTCCTGTAGATGTTGAGTGGGAAAAAGACCCAAGTAATTTGTCTGAAAAATCTTATAAACAATTTCAAAAAGCTAAGAAGAAAAAATACAGATGGTAATGGACAAAGGTACAGAAGAAGTTGTATCTGGAGTAGGTAGATACTTTTTTAACTATAAAAGCTATGCAATAATTAGAGACCCAATACAAACTAAAAACTTTTTACTTGTTATGTATGTGCCTATTAGAGACTTGACTTTTGATAGACCTGCGCAAAAACAATTAATACCAATACACCCTAATTGCAATATTGTAGATTACGATACAAAAGTAGCAGACGAAATAATTAGAAGTGTTAAAGAAGAGTACGGAGAAAAAGGAACATTTCACTTAAAGTCACAAGGTATAAAAATATACTGTTCTGATGTAGAAGTAAATGAATCAGCTGAAAGAGTTACTGTAACTATAAAAGACCCAGATACACAAGGAATTATTGATGGTGCTAATTTATATACTCTTGTAAAAGATATGAGAGTAGAAGATGTTGCTAAAAATTCTTTTATTAAGGTTGAACTAATAATTGGACACGACGCAGACTTATCTGATGATTTGACTGCAACACTAGACAGTAAACTAACATCTCGTAAAGATGTTAATGTATCTAATAAAGAGCTTGCTTGGCTAGATGAAATAATTGATGAAACAGATTACAAAGACCAATTAGACGCTGTATATGTTCTTGGCCTTATAGATTTATTAAGAAGTAATCAATATGACGCAGAAGTAGAGAACCAACCAATATATCCATATTGGGATAAGCAAAGAGTATTAGAGATGTATAGAGATAATCCTAAAGGATATCAGCAATATAAAACTATTGTAAAAGACATACTTTATTTATACGATTATATAAATTTTAAAACTCAAGAGATATGGCCATCTAAAAAGGGAAGTATAGGAAGTTTAGGTATAGCTACTTCTTACAAGCAAAAAGGTTATGACTTTCCTTTACTTGGTAAAAAAATGGACTACAAGTTACATGACGCAGTTAGTTTTATTATTATGAATGGATTTAGGTCGTTTGTGATATTTAATCCCGACGGAACAGCTAGATGGTCAAAAGATTTTAAAAAAGTACTTTCTCTCTATGAAATTATCGGTGCAGAGATAATTAACATAATTAGAGATTACAGCGCTCAAATGGGACATAACCCTCACTTACTTGGTAAAAATAAAATGCTTTACAGTATTGTTTATAAAGAATTTATGATGGGAGATATGCTTAACCAATTTTTATAACATCCTGTTGTAAAGTATAGTTATGGCTTTAAAGCATAGACACTTACCAGAATCAATAACAATTCAAACAGTATCAGATACTAATATTGATGAACGAGGTTTACCTAGTGATAACTGGGCAAACACTTATACATCTGTTAGAGCTAAATTTGAATCCCAAGGCTCTGAAGAAGATAGAGATGGAAGAAATACAACAATAGAAACATTTTTCGTATATTTAGAGCCTAATGTTACTGTAGTTCCCGGAGACAGGCTTGTTAGAGGTTCTGATTATCATGAAATAATTGTTGTACAACCTGTCTTAGACAGATATGGAAACGAATCATATAAAAGGTTACAAACATTTGTGAGTAAGTAATGGTAACTCCATTAGAAGCTTTAGCTAAAAAACCTAAAAGAAAAAAACCTAATAAAAATAAATCAAATGCTGAAATATTCAGAGATAGATTTTATAGTTTCGGTAAAAAGGCTGGTACAGCACAAGCTATACCGGGTATTCGTGGTTCTAATTTAGGTAGAACTTTACAAAACCAGCGTGCTTTAGTCTATCCAATAGCTCGTGGTCTTGGTACTGCGCAGTCAATTGGTAGAGAAGGAAATAAAGTTGCTGCTTTAGCTAATAGAGCTTTCAGAATTGCTTCTGGTTCTATAAGTGGTAGAATAATAGAATCCACAGTAAGACCATTTAATCTAGGACCAATAGTAGGTCGTCTTGCTCGTATTCAATTAGGTAAAGCTTTAAGTAAAAATAATCCAATTGATAATGCTGTTAGAAAGATGGGTCTTGCTGTTACAGGAACTGTAAAAATAAAAGGAAGCGCTTTAAATTCAAAAATACGAAGAGACCCAGCTATAAAAAAAATAGCACAAAAGGGTTTACTTTTAGCAGAAAGAAATATAAGAGCTTTTGCTCCAGACCCGTCATCTGGACAATATTTAGTAGGAATGGGTAAACAAAAAAACATTGCTAAAAAATATCAAGGTGGTATTGATATGAATTTAGTCAACAGTACAGACGCTTTTAAAAAACATGGTTTTTCTGAATATATAGCTAAAGATAAAAAATATGTTCATAGAGATTTATTTGGTTTTACAGAACCGGGTTTGGCGAGAAAATTTTTACATATGTCTATACAAAGAAGAGATGTTACAGCAACAAGAGGAAAATATGTAGACCATTTCTTTAAAGGAGAAATTAGAGTAGGTGGAGATATGTTTCCATGGATTTGGGCTTTAGAGTATGGAGGAGATGTTCCATACTATGCTCCTAAAAAATATGATAAATCTAAAAAAAGAAGAGGTTGGAACGATACTTATACTGGTGCTTCACATTCTAGTAGAACAGAAATAGGTAAAGAAAATTTAGATATTCCTTTAGATATGTATGTACCAAAAGACCAATATGTACCACCAACATTTTTTATTTATAGAGCAGCTGAAAGAGCGGCTTTATCTATGAAAAAACATACAGAAGTTGAAAGCTACGCAATGGGTGGTGAATCTGCTCAGCATTATAGAAAATGGATGAGGTTGGCAACTAAAAATCATAAATCTATGGCTGGAATATTAAGTGGAAAAAACAAATTAAGCTATAACACACCGGGAAGTTCACAAAATTATTTGAATACCTTTTACAGATTAGATGGTAGAGCTAAAGACACATTTAGCTACATGGAGCAAAGGATACCCGGACCAAGAGTTGAATATTCACATGGTAATTTTTATCATCCAGATTTAGCAGAAGCAATTGGAATCAAAAGAGTTCCAGAAGATTTTGCATTTAGTTTTAATATGCCTGTAAGAAAACAAGATAGTGAAGCAATACTTAAAAAAGCAGCAGATATATATGTTAGAAGAGGCGGTACTAATTCAACTACTGATGTTAATAAGAAATTCAAATCAAATGCTGTAGTTGAGGAAATAGCAAGAATGTTAAACTCACAACCGGGAAGAAAAAATACTATTGACGCAAACATAGCAGACGCTACAAGATATGTAAGCATGTTTGATAGATATAACAAAGCTAGAGGCAATGTGGGTTATAAATTTAGAAGAGCTGAATATTTAGACAAAGTCTATGATTTTAGTGCAAAGCGTCAAGGTAAGAGAATGATAATTACTCTACGAAAGAAATATGGAGGCAAAACAAATGCTCGTGGAGCTGAAATAGATAGAGATAAAAAAGATTCTCTAGCAAGGTCTGCTTGGTCTGCATTAGAAATAGATGACTTAATGAATGAAGTCATGGGAATGGATTTTTAATGATACAATACAATCACTATGGCTATTAAAAATGTAGGTGTCCACGGACACGCGGCAATGAATTTTCCACCAGACGCTGAAATTATTTTCAGAGAATGGGCTGTAAACAGTTCTATTATTACTGATGTTTGCGGAACTAGAATCGCAACTAGATTACCTCGTAATGCAGATTTACCTTTTTTAACATTTTTTAACAATGGTGGAAGTATGGTTAGTAATTTAAGTGACGCTGCTATTGGTTCAAGTTCTTTACAAATTAATGCTTTTGCAGGAAGATGGGGAAGTGGAAGCTCTTCACAGCCTAATTACGCTAAAGCATATGAGCTAGCTAATGCAGTAGCAGAAGCAGCATTTAAAACTGGAAAGACAATAGTTCACACTGAAAGTTCTAACACAAAAGCAGTAATTTATGGTTTTGATGTTGTCCAATTACCAGAGAGGATAGAAGAGACTGACACTGGATTAGGACATTATCAGCTATCATTAAGTATGTATTATAGAGGAACATAATATGAAGAAGATAAAAGTTAAGATTAACCCTTTGTTAAACAAAAGCGTTGTTAGAGATACTAACAGCGGTATTGTTTTCAAAAGTGATTGGGTGGAAATACCGGTCGAAACTTGGGAGCGCCTTAAACCAAATAAATACAATCAAGGCGGAGAGCGCATATCCGTATTGATTGCAGATGATGAAGGTTATGAGGAAGAACCAATCGACGAATCAACAGAAGATGACAAAGACGCTGTTGAGGAGGTAGTGGAAGACTTCTTTATTGCTGAAGAAGAGTAACGACAAAGCAGAATCGACTTTTTATTAAGTCGGCAGAGCTCTGCTGATTAAGTATAAGTATAAGATATGTTAGGAGAAACAAATGAGTTTCAATACAACAGGTACAATTAACGAAGTATTAATTGGTACAGGTGTTCTATATATCAAAGACCGTTCTACTGCTTCTCTTGCGTTTCCATCAGATGATGGTTCAAACGCTTGGGAAGACCCAACAGGACTAACAGTTCCTTGGGACGAAGTAGGATATTCTGAAGACGGTTGGACTTTAGAAGTTGATAAAACTTTTGAAGATGTAATGGTCGCAGAAGAGCTAGACCCAATCAAATCATTGAAGTCAGCACAAGAAGTTAGACTTACAGGAGAAATGGCACAAGCCTCTCTTGATAACTTAGCTGTCGCATTAGGCGGCGGTTCCGTTGCTGAAGATTCAGTGAACTATGCTACTGGTTACTATAAATATGTACCACCAGTAACAGACCAGTTCACTGAGTATGCACTAGTTTTGCATACTGATGGTAAAGCAGGAAGCGATAGACAATTCCATATCCCTAGAGCAGTGAATGTAGGTTCATTCTCTATGGCACATCAAAAAGCTCCACAAAAAGTTACTTTGGCAACTGAGTTTAAATTACTCGTTCCAGATTCTTTTAATGTTGGCGCTGATAGTGCTGGAAATAACTATCTCTTCATAGTCGTTGAGAATAGAAACGATAGTGACGAATTAGACATCAACTAATTCAATTAATTTAGATAGGAGATACAAAAAGTGGTATTAAAAGACTTTGACGAGGCTTTAAAAGCCGACAAAAAAGAAGAGTTGCAGATTAAGGTAGCTGGAAAGACATATAAATTGCCTGCTACCTTACCTGCACGAACAGTATTGGCTCAAATGAGATATGCTGAAGAAGAAACAGTTCCATTAGAAGTTATGCCAGACTGGATAGGTTCACTAGTAGGCAAAGAAAACTTTGACCAAATGCTAGAAGATGGAATATCTTGGGAACAGATGAATGAACTACTAGTTTATTTACTAGATTTTTATGGTTTATCAACTATTTCGGAAGCAATAGCAGGCGAGGGTGAAAACCAAGAAGAGGAAGAAGATAGCCCAAAATAGTTTGGACCTACGGAGATATATTAGAACTCTGGGGTCCTATTGAGGCAGACCTACTTCGCTTCTATCAAATACAAAAACCTTTGGATTTACATTGGTATAAATTTGTTAATTTAGTTTCATACATGCCTCAAGATGAATCTATATTTTACAGAATACTCAGCTCTAGGCAATTAGAAGTAACTGAAGATGGCAAATTAATTCAAAAAGACAAAGCAGTTGCTTATTCAGCAAAACAAATGCTTCGTAAGCAACATGGTCGAGATAATCGACCTAGACAGAAAGTAACTTTAGATGAGTTATTCGGAGATAATCTAGGAGTAAAAAAATAAATGGCTAAACAAAGTGCAAGTGGTGTACCTCCAATAGTAATGGCCTTAAAGGTCGATATGGACGCTGCTAACTCTAAGTTAGCTAAAGAGTTATCTAAAACCGCTAAGTCATTACAAGCTGGTTATTCAAGTATTGCTGGTATAGCAACTGGAGCAGTTTTTGGTGCTGCTATAGGTGCAGCAGGTGCAATGGCTACAGCTTTACTATTTACTGTTGGAGCTGCTTCTAAGTTTGAAGATTCATTTGCAGGTATCAAGAAAACAGTAGACGCTAGTTCAGCAGAGTTTGATAAACTACAAGGTTCAATAAGAACTCTTTCAACAGAAATTCCAATAGCAGCTAGTCAATTAAATCAAATTGGTGAATTAGGTGGTCAGTTAGGTGTAGAATCATCTGGTCTTCCTATATTTATAGAAACTATTGCTAAATTAGGTGTAGCAACTAGGCTCTCAACAGAAACAGCAGCTTTATCATTAGCTCGACTTCAAACAATTTTTCAATTACCAGAAACACAAGTTGCTAATTTAGCTTCATCATTAGTTGAACTAGGTAACAACTTCGCAGCTCTTGAAGATGAAATTTTATCTACATCACTTAGACTTGCAGCAGGTGCTAAAGTAGCTGGGGCAACAGTTGCAGATACTTTAGCAATTGCTACAGCTCTACAAGCAGTTGGTGTTCAATCACAAGCTGGTGGTACTGCTATGTCTCGTGTATTCCAAGCAATTACAGTAGCACTTCAAGGTGGAACAAAAGAAATGAGAACTTTTGCTCAAGTTACTGGACTCGGTGTTGAAGGGTTTAGACAGTTAGCAACATCTGACCCTGCACAAGCTTTAAATGCTTTCTTAATCGGCTTACAAAAAGCTAAAGATGAAGGAAGAAACTTAATAAGTATATTAGAAGATTTAGGTCTAAAGCAACAAAGAACTATTAGAGCTCTTTTATCTGTTGCTGAGGCTGGAGACCTTCTATCTGAAACATTAGCTGTTGCTAATACTGAATATGTTATTAACAATGCTTTGAATGAAGAAGCTGCAAAAAGATTCGAGACTTTAAAACAACAAACAAAATTAATGAAAAATGCTTTTACAGAGCTAAGAACAGAAGTCGGAATAAAATTTTTACCGGCTATGAAAAACCTTGTTAATTTTCTTGGTGCTACTGCTGTAGGAATGGCAGAAACAGATAAATCTATAGACCAAGCTAGTACAGCTTTGAAAGCGTTTGTAAGTGTTGTTTCAGTAGCCGGAGGAGTATTAGGAGCTTCAATAGGTCAGTTAATTGCAATACAGGGTCTTGCTTTAAAAAATGGTCAAGGATTATTTCAATCAATTAGATTGCTAGCTTCTGGTGGAGTAGTAAAAGACGCAACTAAAGGAATGACATTGTTTGCTAAAGGCGTATCGGGATTTATGAGATTTGTAGGTAAAGCTATAGGTCCTTTATCACTATTAGCAATTGCTTTTGGTATAAATGCAACTATGAATAGAAAAGCTCAACAAGAAGTTGACAGATATTCAAAATCTGTTCAAACTTTAATTCCTTTACAACAACAACTTCTTGAGAAAACAAATTTATACAAAGATTTAATTAGACAAGAAGGTTCAGAAAATCTATTTAGACCTAATACTGCTGGTGCTAAAGCTTTAAAAGACCAAATAGAATTAATTACCGAAGAAATTGAAAAATTACAAAATGCTACTGCTACAAGTTTCTTGAACATAGCAAAAGGTATGAAAAATCTTTCATTAGAAGAAGGTCAAGAAGTACAAGATGTATTTAGTAGTATAGCAGAAACATTTGATGGTGAAGCGGGTGGAAAATTAATAAAAAATTTTGCAAGAAAATTTAATATATCACAACAAGAAGCGCAAAAAATTATATCCCAAGGCCTTCTATCTACAGCTCAATTTTTATCTTCTGCTGCTTTAACTGATGAGCAAGCTTTTAACAAAGCAGCAGATGTATTTCGTACTTACCAAAATGATATTGTTTCTACAAATCACGAATTAAAAAAAGTTAATGACGAACTTAAAACTGAACAAGACATAGCAACACAAAATATGGCAAATCAATCAGGTCTTTTAGTTCAATTTATAGAAAGAATGAGCAGATTATCTGGTGCTGAAACTGATATGTTAAGGGATAGTATGAAAGGAACTCTTGAAGCATACAATGATATAGCAGGACAAGTTGGAAGTGGTTTAGAAAAAATTCCGGAAATAGTTTTCTTTACCGACCCAGAAGCTCAAATAAAAGTATTTAAAGTACTCAATGGAGAAATAGATGAAGTCGCAGATAGTACTTTAGCTGCCTCACAATCTGCTGATGATTTGGTTAATAAATTTAATGAAGCATTAAGTCCTTTAAGAGAAATGAAAGATTTACTAGAAGACATTGCAGACCCAGAATTAATAAGCATGGATTCTATTGAGGGTGGTGTTAAAAAAGCACAAGAGCTAGAACAAGTTCTTGAATTAGGAGTTTTTAGATTACTAGAAGAAGGTTACCCTGCTTTAGCTTTGAGTTTTGCTGAGGGTGGTATAGAAGCAGAGAATTTAGGTAGATTAATAACAATAATGAACTCTGGTATAGAAGAAAATACAGGATTATTAATGACAATGGAAGATGGTTTAATAGATTCTAATGAAGATTTAAGTTACCTAACTACTTTGCAAGCAGATACACTTGGTAAAGTAACTAAAGAATTAAGAGACTCATATGGGTTAAGTCAAAGTACTCTTTCTGTAAAACAGCAACAAGTACTTATAGATAAAGTTTCATTGTCAAGACAAAAAGAAATCAAAAATGAAAATAAAAGTATGTTGTCTATTGCCAGAGAGATTGTAAATATGGCTAGAGCTGAAAGAGACGCAAGAGCTGATATAAAAGAAATGACTGATGACATTACAGCTTTATCTGCTGATTTAGTTTATGACAATATAACCATAACTAATGCAATGAGAGACCAATTAGAAATTGAAATTGCAAAAGCTGAACTTGATAAAGCTATAGCAGAATATGGTAGAGAAGATGTAGTAACTAAATCTGAAAAATTAAGTTTATTACAAATGGAACTAAATATTACAAGAATGAATGATAAATTATCTCAACAAATGACTGCTAGAGAGAAAAAATCTATTAGAGATAAACAAAAAGAAATTAAATTTTTACAAATGGCTGTAGAGCAGGGTGTTGCAGAACAATTAGATTTAGATGTTGCTCGTGAAGAATTAGCTGAATTAACAAAACCAATGGCCTCTGTTGAAAAAGAAATATTACAAATACAAAAAGAATTAGCAGAAGCAGAACTAGAAATAGCTAAAGAAAGAGCAAAAGGTTTATCCCCAGAAATAATATCTGCTATTGAAAATTATAATAAAGCACTTGGTGTAACTACTGATAGAAATGATGAAGTAAAACAAAAGCAACAAGAATTATCAGACGCAACTACTGATTTGAATTTTGATTTAGCAGAAAATGCTGAAAGATATGATGAGATAGCTTCTAAATTTCCTAATTTTAAAGACGAAGTATTAGAAATTGCTGGAATGGTTGGAATACCAGATGAAATGTTAACTGCTGCTTTAGATTCTATGGATAAATCAGTTACTGAATTTATTAATTATGTAGAGTACGCAAGAAAATTTAGAGATAGTGTTATAAGAGGTGAAGACGGTGGGGCAGATTGGACACAATCTCAAGAAGGTATACAAAATTGGATGGACTCTGACGCTTACAGAAATATGAATACATATAAACCGGGCGACAGAACTAAACCACCTCCATGGGACCCAAGTATAGTACCTCCTAGTGGGCCAAGTGAACCAGACCAACCAAAAACCTCTTGGTGGGAGAAAGCTGCTCAATTTATTGTTTACCCTCAAGGAAGTAATGTTCCAAAAATTGATTTTGCTAAAGAATTTAACAAAATTACTTTAGATAATTCTTTAGGATTTACTGGATTTGGAGGTTATCCCGGTCAAACTCCTCCTAATTTACCTAAATATAAGAGTAATGACCCAAGCTATATAGGACTTACAGACTTAGCTAAAGAATTTATATTAAATCCTATAGGGAAAGCAGCTAGCAGTGTTGACTGGAACAGTGTAATGGATATACAAAACACTTGGATGGGTAAAGCGTACGGAGGTAGTGTTCCTGTAGGTCAATCGTCTATTGTTGGCGAAATGGGACCAGAAGTTATTATGTCAACACCGGGTGGAACTTCTGTATTTCCTAATAAAACCGGAAGTGGCTATGGAGGTATTACAGTAGAGAATATGAATGTTAACATTACAGGACTTCCTGCTGACCCAATATCTGCAAGAAAAGCTGCTATAAATATAAGAAAAGAATTAACAAAGCTTGAAAAAGAAGGCAATGCTGGTACTGGTTTGAGGAATAGATAATGTTTGCAAAAATAAAAGATAATATAGGTTTAATAGCAACTGCTATTGCTCTTATGGGAACAATAGGAACAGGTTTATCAACTGCTGGCGAAATAGTAAACACTCTTCAAGGCATTGATGACAGAATGAATCAAGTTGAAGTAGATTTTGAAATGCTAAAAGAAAGCACATTCGTACAAGGCGATATAGCTGTTCTGTTTGAAAAAGTGCAGAAACTAGAAATAGCTAATGATACTAACCAATATGTCCAAATTGAAAAATGGGAATGGGATGATATGAAAATACAAATTACTCGTCTTGAAACACAACTTATGGACCAAGAACAAGATTTAATGCTAGTCAGAGAAATACAAACTAGATTAGCTTGGATAGAAGCGAATTGTTGTAGATAATGATTGATAATAAAGAAAAACATTATTTAAAAGCTTGTAAATCAGATTTTAAATGCGGTAATTATTTTTATGGACCTAAATATCAGTTCTGTGAAAAATGTAGAGCAAAGGAGATGTGCTAATGGCTAATACACATCAAGTTACTATTGGACATTTAAGTTTTACTTCCCCTAGTAATTTAAACTTTCAAACAGACCCAACAACTAGAAACTACAATTTATCTGGAACAATAGCTCATACATCTGATAATAAATTGGATTTAGATGAAGTTAAATATATTAGAGATGAACTTTCTTCAATGGCTAATTATGGAATATTTTACCCTTTAACTTATACAGGAGATAGCTCACTTAAAGGATATTGTAAAATTGAAAATGCTAGCGTAGATATTACAAGATATGGTGGTGCTGGTGTTAAATATAACATATCCGGTACATGGTTAGGAAATCCCGGAGAAATAAGATTTGAATCACAATTCTCTGGTGCGTTATTAGATAATGACCATAGTATTACTTCTACTACTTCTCAATTTTTTGCTATACCAGAACAAGCATATTCAGTACACATACCTACTGTAGGAACTGGTTCAGCTCCAAATGTTGAAACTAGAATTGCTAGCTACGGAGAGGGAACAATTAACTTAAATTACTTTAGTGGTGCAAACATAAGAACAGACAATGTTGAATTTGAGTGTAACCCTATAGATTATTTAAAAGGCGCAGTAAAGGTTTCTACTAATGGAAAAGTTAGAAATGGTTTATTAAGTCCTAACGATAATGTTGACCAAGCAGTTATAGAAAATGGATTAGTAAAGTTTGAGTTAACAAACAGTAATACAGAATCAAGATTTACAATATCACTTTGGGATAGTGATGATTGGAGAAGTGTAAAAGAGTTTGCCTTATCTAAAGGTACATCACAAACAGAATGGTTAGGTTGGAATACAGTACAGATTATTAAAAACTATGCTGAGTGTGCAACATTAAGATTTACTTCACAAGCAAACAATGATGGTAGTGGTAGGTTGACATTTGATGTTTCTCTAAGAAGAGGGTCAAGATACTTTAGCTTGATTGTTCATTCTTACGGAAATGCTGACGAAATAAGAATACAGAGAACAACCACAGAAGCATGTAGTTCTGGTACAGGTTATATTGTATCTTCTACAAATGATTCAGAAGGAAACTTTTTTATTCTTGGTTCGCCTAACACCTTTAGCGAAGATTTAACTGAAGGTGGAATTTACCTTACTGCTACACAAATGAAGGCATTTATAGGTTTTTGTTTTGACGGAACTTCTGCTGCTGGAGAAAATACTGCGGATAAAATGAGAGACGCATATTTTGATTATTTGTATGAGCATGTAAGGGTAATTCGTTCATGAGTGTAAATGAAAAATTAATGACTCCCGGCACATTTAATGTGCTATTAAATTTAGAAACAACACCAAACTCTGTTGTCAATACTGTTGAGCCATGGGGTAACATAGTTCTTACTCCTACAAGAATATCCCCAGAGGAATTTACTGACGCACAAATTCGTGATATGGCTAGGTATGTAGGTATTATAACTTCTCAAGAAATTGGAGAAGAAGGTATAGATGTAAGCGGTCAAGGTGTACTTGCATATTTAGGTGATAGTGATTCTCGCGGTATGGTTCTTGCAAGAAATGCAGGTGTAGGTGCTGTAAGAAGTTATGTTAATGACACATTAGATGATGTTATTGATAGAAATACTTCTACTCCTTATGGAATACTAAGAGATGAAGAAACTAATCAAAGAGCTGTAAGAAAAGGTACAGTAACTGAAGTTGATTTTGATACAACAGTATTATTACTTAACTTTGAAGGTACTGATGGAGATACTACAACTACTGATGGTTCTGAATATACTCAAAATCAGATAATTACATTTATTGATACTGCTGATATATCTAGTGACCAAGCAAAGTATGGAAGTACAAGTCTTAACTTATCAACTGATGGATATGTAACAGTTGCTGATAGACCAGAATTAGATTTAACATTTAGAGATTTTACAATTGAATGGTGGGAATATAGAACATCTTCTAGTGGTAATGCTACTGTTATTGCTAGAAATAACGACACTTATTCTCCATGGATAGCCGGTAAATTAGTTAGTGGTAACAATAGATTTCTTGTAACACACGACGGAGATGGTTATAACGAATCAGAAGACTTAAACATGAATATGGGTTCTATTAACTTAAATCAATGGAATCATTTTGCCGTATCTCGTCAAGGAGGAAAATTTAGAACATTCAAAAACGGTGTTAAAGTTTCAGAAGCAACTAGAGATGAGCTTTACATAAGAGTTAGTTCTGAATCTTTGCAAATTGGTAAAGGACAGGATGGTAACTATTTTGAAGGGTATTTAGACGCTTTAGTAATTACTAGAGGAGAAGCAAAGTATTGGGACTCTCCTTTTCTTTTTAGTGTAAATCCTCCATCAGCACAGACTGCTGCTAAAACATATACAGGTAAACACTATATGGAGTCTGCATATAAAGCTATAAAAGATGTTTGTGTAGCTTTAGGTGCAGAGTTCAAAATGAACAATGACGGAACTATAGATGTTGGTCCACCTTCTGCTTTATTTACGGGACATGAAAACAATACACCACAAGGAATGATTGTTAGAGATTTATCTGGTGCTGACCCACAAATAAAAGGTTATTCTGGAATAGATTTAAGTACAGAGTTCAACGCAGAAGATTATGTAAGCCGTGTAGAACTTATAGCCTCTAACTATGGTGTAGAAATAAACTTAGGTCAAGCAGACGCTAAAAGTGTACCTTATAAAGATTTGTTTGGTAATACATTAGAGAGAATACAGATACTATCTGAAAATGATGTACCAGATTCATTAAGAGATGTAAGAGCAGAAGCATACTTAAATGAATACAATAAAATACAGAAAACTTTAAATGTAGGTTTAGAAGATTATGATGTTTCTGGAGATATTGGTGTAGGAGATATTATCTTTGTCTGGGACCCAGATGTAGGATTTGAAGATACAGACAATGACGCTAATTTAGAAAACAGAGATAAACACGAAATAACTTATCAAGGTCAAATATTACATCCAATAAAAATTAGAGTTATGGGACTTAGCTTTCCTATAACAGATGAAATGGGTGTGTTTTATAGAGATGGTAATGGTAATTACACAGATTTAACAGATTATGTAGAGTTTGAAGTTGGAGTAACTCAAATAGAAGTAGGTTCTACTACAAGAAATATAAACGAAGATTTAAGAGGTTCTGGTTCAATAATTGCAGTTGGTGGTACTAATGAATTTACAGTACCAGACGCACCTACAGGTTTTACTGCTGCTACTGGAACTTATCAAGATGGAACAGGTAGACCTTTTGCTTTTGCTAAGTTAAGTTGGGAACAACCTACTAACACTGACGGTTCAAGAATTACTGATGGAAATATGTATCGCGTAAGATACAGACAGGTAACTGATAGTGATGGTAATAACTTAATTGACCAAAACGATAATCAAGTTACTGACTATGAATACTTAACAGTAGAGTTTGGAACTACATCTGTAGTTATAAAAGGTTTAGGTTCTCAAAACACTTATGAGTTTGGAGTAGCTGCAATTGATAACTCTGGATTCTCTGGAGGATTTAGTGTGCTATCAGCAGTAGCTATGCCGGCAGACGCAACTGTCCCACCAGAACCATTGCCTCCAACAGGTACTTATGGAACTGTTGCTGGTAATCCAACTCGTGTACAGATACAACATAACTTAGGTGCAGCTAAAGACTCAGATGGAAACCCTATTTCTAACCCTACAAACTTTTCTCTACCAGTAGATATTGACCACTTAAATGTTTATCGTGGTCTTACATCAGATTTTACAATTAGTTCTAGTAATTTAGTAGGACAAATAGAAGCAAAGTCAGCACATGTTACTTTAGGAATACCAGCTATTGGTGATTTCCCTTCATCAACAGAAGGTGTTGCATATTATAAAGTAACAGCAGTTGATGTTGCTGGTAACGAATCAGACCCTTCTACAGCAGGTCAAGTAACAGAGGTTTTAATTAATACTCAATTTATATCTAACGCTGCTATTACAAGTGCAAAGATAGAAGACTTAGCAGTTACAAATGCAAAGATAAATGATTTATCTGCTGGAAAAATTACCGCAGGAACTATTAGCGGTAAAGAAATTATTATAGATACAGATAGCTCTGACCCATTAAATCCAGTACTTGGAACAATAAGAAGTGACAACTATGTTAACGGTACAGCAGGTTGGATAATTAAGTCCGATGGTACAGTTGAGTTCGAGGGCGGAGAGTTCCGTGGTACACTTAGAGCTGGGGAGATACACATAGGATAATGGCAGTAGCAGACGGATTTCATGTAGATACTAACGGAAACCTTTGGTTAGGTTCTGATAGAGAAACTTTTGACGCAACAACTCGTTCAGAAGCACCTTTCTATGTTTATGCAAATGGTGACTTAGTAGCAAATTCTGGAACTTTTTCTGGAGATATTTCTGGTGCTAGTGGTACATTTACCGGTAGCATAACTGGTGCTAGTGGTACTTTTACAGGTGACTTATCTGGTGCAGATATTTCTGGTGGAACAATAAACATTGGTAACGGTACATTTCAAGTAGATTCATCTGGTAACTTAACAGCTACCTCTGCAACTATTTCCGGTTATATAAACGCTGGTGGTGCTGCTACTGATATTAATGATAATTCTACTCAAATAAATGGTGGAAGAATACAAGCAAACAGTTTAGATGTAAATAGTGTTATTACAAATGATTTAGATTTTAATAACTTATCAATAGATTCACAAGATATTATAAATACACTTGTTGATAACGCAATATTAGCCAAAATAACTAATGGTGCTATATCAGAGGCTAAATTAGGTTCTATATCCGCAAGTAAAATTACTGCTGGTACTTTGTCAGGTTTTACAATATCTGGTGGTTCTGTTACTGGTGTAGCAGTAAATGCTACAGGACTTGATGTTACTTCCACTGCTTCAGACGCAATTGATTGTGCTGGTGGTGTAGACGCAGAAGGTGTAGTGAGTGGTTCTACATTTCAACATTCTCAAACAAGCTCTAATGTAGGATTTGCTTCAAGTTATGTATATTTAAGAGGTGGTGGCACAACAGATTTTGCTGGTGGTGATGAAAATATAAGCTATCATCATTTAAGACCATCTTTTAATAATCTTTATGACTTAGGTACATCTAGTTATAGATGGGATGATGTATATGCAACTAACGGAACAATAAATACTTCTGATATAACTTTAAAAGAAAATATTGTAGCAACAGATTTAGGTTTAGACTTTATAAATGATTTGACACCTATTGAATTTACTTGGAAAGCTTACGGTGGCGGAACAGTTTCACAAGGACCAGATTTAGATGATATAACTATCGAAACACCACCAGCTGGAACTAGAACACACTTAGGTTTTTCAGCACAAGATATAAAAGAAAAATTAATTACTCATAAAGGTGCTGAACAAAATATAGCTGTATATACAGAATCACAATATGACGAAAATTTCAATTCAGAAACTATGACTAATGAATTTGGACTAAGAACAGCAGAGCTTATCCCAGTGTTGGTAAAAGCTATACAAGAACTCTCAGCTAAGAATGATGAGCTAGAATCAAGATTGGCAGCATTGGAGGCATAATGGCTGAAGAAGTAAAAAAAACAAAACCAAAACAAAACAAAGAAGTTTTTGAATATAAGTTAATGAGCCATGGAGATAAATTATCTTTATTACTTGAAGGTATGTACGAACTAGAACAAGCTTTGTTCAATCACAATATTAATAGATTAGATGAAAAACATTCTGAATATCCAGCATGGAAAGCAACTAATGATGAATTAGAAGCAGAGGTATACAGATTAAGATATATATATGAAAAAATGGGAGGCGGATGGGATAATACTCAAGAATATGATGAGTATGGAGAACCTGTCTAATGGCCCAAGTAACACATTCTGATTTAACACTAGAGATGGCAACTGACCCATCTTATACATATACATTTGAAGGATATCAAGCAAGTAACTACATAGTAAGTATTGAATCTCTTAATGACATTCTTTATTTAGACGGTAAGTCTATATTTTCTGATGGTGCATTATCAATAGGTACAACTAATAGCAATCCTGTATATTTAGGTGCTGATTCTACTGAATACTTAAAAATAGAAACAGACGGAAAGATAAACTTTCTTTCTGGGAAAATGTCCATAAATGGAGATACCGGTACTGTTGGTCAATTCTTACAAACTGATGGTAATGGAAATATTTCATGGGAAACTATGGATTACACCCAGAATGCTTTTAGTAACATAGCAGTATCTGGGGAAGTTACAGTAACAGCAGATAATACAGAAGATACTTTAACTCTTGTAGCTGGCTCTGGTATAGATATATCAACTTCTGGTAATAATATAACAATTGCTAGCGATAGTACAGCACACAACACATTCAAATATATGGATGTTATTGCTGGTGCTGGTCAAGCTAGTGGAAGTACTATTGAAGCTGATAATCAAAATGACACTCTTACATTTGTAGCTGGTCAAGGAATAGACTTAGACTTTAACACACAAAATGACAGAATAACTATATCATCTGTACAAGTAGGTGAATCAAACCAGAATGCTTTGTCTAACATTGCAGTGTCTGGACAAAGTACAATTACATCTAGTTCTCAAACAGATAGTATTGAATTAGCTACTTCTACAGATAGAAATAAATTAGAGATTACTACAGATACATCATCTAATACTGTGAATCTAAAAGCTGTCTTACCAAGAACTTTAAGTATGAGTGGTAGAATACCAACAAGGCTAAGTGACGGTACACTATCTGGAATGCCTGTTAAAAACCACTTTGTCAACCGTACAGTATCTGGTGCAGAAGTAAGTGGTGGAGGTACATCCGTAGGTTTTAGTACTCGAGCTGTTGTTTGTAATGAAGCTGATGGAACTATTCATAAAGTAACAATGCCGGCTTCAAATAACAATAGTCTTTTATTTACATTAACAGAAGCAGACGGAAGCACACAGCAAGAGTTTGAAATAGATATGGCAGAAAGCAATATATAAATGGCAGTAAAATCCCCAATTAGGTATGTGTTCGATGGCGATGGTAATATTGTCGAATTTTCCGAGTTTCAAGCCGCAGATTTTATTGCAATATCAGATGGTGGTACTGGAGCTAATACAGCTTTAGGTGCCGCACAAGCTTTAGGTTTAGAAATCGGTGTAGAGGTTCAAGCCTATGATATAAACTTAGACCAATTAGCTGCTTTAAATCCAACAGATTCAAACTTTATTGTTGGTAATGGTTCAGAGTGGGTAGTAGAATCTGGCTCTACAGTTAGAGATTCATTAGGTTTAGGAACATCTGATGATGTTCAATTCAACACAATACTTACATCAAACTTAACAGTTAGTGGTCCTTCTATAGCATTAGAGGGAGCTACAGATGACGCTTTTGAAACTACTTTATTAGTTACAGACCCAACTGCCGATAGAACAATTACTTTTCCAGACGCAACTGGAACTGTAGTACTAGATAGCCTTGCACAAACTTTAACAAACAAAACTATTGACTATGACGATAACACTATACAAGATTTTGAATTAGGTGCATTTAAAGCCTCTGTCATTGTTACTGAAGTAGAAGGTATTGGCTCTAACGATAGTGATACACAAATTGCAACTACTGCCGCAATCATTGATTATGTAGGAGCACAACTTACACTTGAAGACTTAGACTTTGCAGGTGATACAGGAACCGGTGCAGTTGATTTAGACAGTCAATCGCTTACTATTGCTGGAACTGCAAACGAAATAGAAACTAGTGCTAGTGGTCAGACTTTGACAATTGGTTTACCAGATGATGTAACAATTGGAAACAACTTAACAGTAGATGGTACTTTTTATTCAGATGATATAACTGCCGCTTCTATTAGTGCTACTGGTGATGTAACTATTACAGGAAACCTTACAGTTCAAGGTAATACCACTTCTGTTGAATCTAATACAGTAACTATTGGCGACGCAATACTTGAACTTAATGCAGATGAAACTGGAGCACCTACTGCTAATGCTGGTTTAGAAGTAAATAGAGGAACAAGTACTAATGTAGATTTACTTTGGGACGAAACTAATGATAGATGGACAGTTGGAGCTTATGATTTTGTAGCCGCTAACTTTATCGGAGATTTGACAGGAACAGCTGATGTAGCTGACGCTTTGTCATCTGCGGTAACGGTAGAGCTTACAGGAGATGTATCTGGTTCTGCAACATTTACAAATGCTGGAGATACTGCAACAATATCTGCCACTATTCAACCAGACAGCGTTGCTTTAGGAACAGACACAACTGGAAACTATGTAGAAGATATTACAGCTGGAGATGGTCTTTCTACTACTGGTACAGCAAGTGAAGGTCAAACACCAACTCTTTCTGTAAATGTAGATGATAGCTCTATAGAAATAGACACTGATATATTACAAGTAAAAGCACTTGGTATAACAAATGCAATGCTTGCTGGTTCTATTGAGAATGCAAAACTTACAAATAGCGATATAACTTTTACAGACGGAACTACTCCTAGCGATATAGCTCTTGGCGATACAGTTACATTTACAGGTGGTACAGGTGTAACAATAACTAATACTGCTGGAAACTTTGATTTTAGTTTTGACATAGCAGAAGTAAAAGCTGATATAGATGAATATGCACAAGACGCACTTAATGACGCATTTACAGCTGGAACTCAAACAAGAATAACAGTAGCTTATGATGATAATGCAAACTCACTAAGTTACACAGTTGAAGATGATTTATCTCTTTACGACAACACTACTTCTGCTTTTATAACTGCAAGTAGTACAGATACACTTACAAACAAAACTTTTGACGCTAATGGTACTGGTAACAGTATATCTAATATTGAAGTAGCAGATTTAGCTGCCTCTGCTGTTGTAACAGAAGCCGAAGGTATAGGTTCAAATGATAATGATACAACTATTCCTACATCTGCTGCTGTTGTAGATTATGTAGCTGCGCAAATTACTTTAGAAGATTTAGATATAGCTGGCGATACTGGAACTGGTTCAATTGACCTTGATTCTCAAACACTAACAATAGCTGGTGGAACTGGACTTGATACTACTGTATCTGGTCAAACAGTAACAGTAGATATTGACAGTACTGTAGTTACATTAACTGGAACTCAAACTTTAAGTAACAAAACACTTGAAGCCACAACTATAGCTGGACATCTGATACCCGACACAGATGTTACCTATGACTTAGGTTCTAGTACATATAAGTTCAGAGATTTATATCTAAGTGGTTCATCAATCTACTTAGATACAAATACAATAACTTTAAATAGTGGAAACTATGAATTTAGTGATGGTTCAAATATTATTACAATGCCAATTGCTTCTACTGATACATTAGTCGCAAGAGATACTTCAGACACATTAAGTAATAAGACTGTTATAGATACAGATAACACAATGGTTAAAACTATTGTTGTTGATGTAGCTAATAATAAATTTAGATTTAATGGAGTAGAAGAAGCTACTCTTAACTTAGAAGCAAATATCAACTATAGATTTGATTTATCAGACACATCTCTTGCAACAGATAACTTTGCATTGTCTGAAACAGAAGATGGTTCTAACACAGTAGTTAGCTCTACTTATGTAACAGATGAGTTTGACCCATCACAAATTATTTCAGACACAATTACATTTACAGCTGCTCATGGTCTAACAACTGGAGATGAGATTCAGTATGACCAAAATGCTGACTTTGAAATTGACGGTTTAACAAGTGGGACTGACTATTATGCAATAGTAGTAAGTACTACTGAAATACAAGTTGCAGCTTCTGCGTCTGACGCAAGTGCTGGAACACAAATAACTATTGCAAATGGTAGTGCTACAACTAACCAATTATTTAGAACATATACCTACACCTATGGTAGTGAATATACAACTGGATTAACTACTGTTGGTACACAAGGTCAAGCTGGTGCTTATAAAGAATTAAGAGTACATACTACAACCCCAGAACTTTTCCCATTCTCTTCTGCTAATGCTAACAGAGGTGGTAGAGCAAAAGGTAGACCACAAGGTGTAGGTCGATTTGCTTCTATTGACTCTGCTGATGAGTTAACAAATAAAACAATAGACCTAGAAGAAAACATAATAAAGATTACTTATGCCGTAACTGTAGCAGTTGGTACTGATGGAAACAATAAGTTTTTCATAGATGGAGAAGAAACTGCTTCATTAGCACTTGTATCTGGATTTAGATATATCTTTGACTTGTCAGACTCTTCTACTGCTACACATCCATTTAGATTTAATGACGAAAAAGATGGTACAGGAACTGACTTAACAACAAATGTTACTTATTCTGGAACACAAGGAACTGCCGGAGCATACGCTCAGATAGATGTCAACTCTACTACACCAGACTTAGTTTTCTACTATTGTTCATCACACTCTGGAATGGGTGGAAACTCAGTATTAACTGTAGCTGGTGCAGACTTATCTACACAAACAACTGATGACTTAACACAAGGTAGTACAAATCTTTACTACTCAGACACTTATGTAGATAACTATTTACAAGGTGGAACTGGAATAACATATTCTTCTGGAACTTTAAGTGTTGATTCATCAATAATTACAAATCAAACTGCGTTCTCTGGAACTATAGATACTGCACAAGATTTAGTGTTGATGTGGGATAATTCAGCTTCAGATTTAAGAAAAACAACAATAGCAGCTATTTTAGCTAACGCTGGTGCTGGAACTATGTCTAGCTTTACATTTACTGATGGAACATTAAGCACACCTATAACTGACGGAGATACAGTAACTATAAATGGTACTACTAACGAAATAGAAGTTTCTGTCGGAACAGACAGTGTAACTATAGGTCTTACAGATGAAATATCTGTAGATGTAAATGGTGCAATACATGTTAAAGGTAAAAACGAATCTGGCTCAACAATTACAAAAGGTACCCCAGTATATATATCTGGTCAAGCAGGAAATGGTCAAGAGTTTACAGTAGATGTAGCTGACGCTGATAATACATCAACAATGCCAGCAGTTGGTATTGCTTATGCAGACTCAAATAATAACTCTCAAATAACAATTGTTACACACGGTAAGTTTATCGGAATTGACACTTCTTCATTTACAGTAGGAGATAATTTATATGTTTCTACAACTGGAACATTAACAAATACAGCTCCAACTGGAGAAGCTTCTGGAATACAAAAGATTGCAAAAGTAATTAGAGTAAACGCAAGTGATGGTCAAATCTATGTTATGGGTGCAAGCAGAACAAATGCTACACCTAACTTAGATGATGGAGATATCTTTATAGGTAATGCTTCTAACCAAGCAGTTACAGCTTCATTAGATACTAAGATTTCAGATTATTTAGGAGCTGGTGGAGATATCACAATTGGTGGTAACTTAATAGTTCAAGGTACAACTACAACAATAGATTCTACAAGTATTAATGTACAAAATGCTTTTGTCTTTGAAGGAACAACAGACGACGCTTTTGAAACTACATTAACAGTTGTAGACCCTACTGCTGATAGAACAGTATCACTCCCAGATAATGATGGAACAATACTATTAGATTTACCTTCAATTATTTCTGGTAGAACAGTACATAGCGGAACTCTTGATACAACAAATGATACCGTCTTACTTTATGACGCTTCTATAACAGGATTAAGACAAATATCTGTATCAGCATTATTAGCTTCTGCTGGTTCTGGAAATATGTCAAGTTTCTTAGTTGGAGCTGATAGCGGAACTGCTGAGTCTGTAACTGATGGACAAACATTAACTATTACAGGTGGAACAGGAATAGATACAACTGTATCTGCTTCTGATACTGTAACTATTGATATAGACAGTACAGTTATTACAACTAGTTCTTCTGTAAATGATTTAAGTGATGTAAATGCTTCTGGAGCTCAAAATGAACAAGTATTACAATACAATTCTGGAGCTGGAGAATGGCAACCTGCTTATGTATCTGGCGGTGGCGGTGGAGGAACTGCGGATTCTATTCAGCTTATAAACTTCTTAGGTATAGAAGAATATATACCAGTAACTAACTCTGAAATACCATTTACAGAGCACGACGGTACTACAGATACTTCAGACCCATTACCAATAACAGGTTCTGTATTAGATTTTCAAGAAACAACAGATGGTGTTACATTTACTGATGATGATATTCAGTTAGCTGTATCAAGAGAAACATTCCAAGTTATTTCTAATGAAGAAGGAACTACATCAGTATCTACTACTGAAACAACAGATACCGTTAGTTTCTTTACACAAGGTAAGAAACGATTTGAAGTAGATGAGTTAGGTGTTGCAATAGGTGAAGATGGTATGGGTTATAGAAATAATGACACATACGACGAAACACAAACAGTTCCTCAAAATCAAAACATGATGATGGTTGGTCCTATAACATTTGGTGGAACTATAACTGTCGAAGGAAGATTGGTGGTAGTATAAACTTATGTCAAGAATAGAAGTTAATGAAATAGCTAAAACACCTACAGGTACAGAAGTTACTTTAGATTCTAAACTAGTTTTAGATGACACAATTCAGTTAAAGAATTACACTACTTCTCAAGTTTCGGCTATTTTAAATCCAGCAGATGGACAGATGGTTTTTAATTCTGAAACCGGTACTGTTCAAGTTTATAGAGAATTAACATCTTTATGGACAGATGTTGGTGGTACAGAACATACTCAATCGTTCAATACAATTATTGCTACAGGTCAACCTAATATAACTACAACAGAACAAAACGATACTCTTACATTTGTTGCTGGTTCTGATATTACACTTACATTTAACAGTGCTAATCAAAGTATTACTATAGACCATGATGGACTAGATACTTCTGCTGTAGCTCAAAATATAGTTGCAGACGCTGATAGTACAAGAGATTTAGGAACAACAGATACTAGATGGGCTAATGTCTATCTTGATAGAATTTATATAGGCAATATGGATATACAATCTATTAACCTTGGTGTAAACTCTGACAAGCTAGTCGTATCTGACCAAGTAGAAGTATCTGGAATTATTGAATCTTCTGATACAGGTGGAACAGGTATTCCTGTAGAGGGTGGGTTAAATCCAGATTCAATTAAAACAGATAGTTTATCTGAAAAAACATCTAGTGCAAATATAGATTTAGAAAATGATTTAGTATTGGCTAGTGGTGTAACAATAGACTTTACTAACGGTTCTGCTACAGGATTAGCTGGCGGTGGTGGTGGAACAAATATGAACTTACTTATGAATGGTGCTTTTCAAATTTGGCAATATGGAACTGCTGGAACACAAACAAGTAACGGTAGACCTCAAAGTGCAGATAGATGGGTTACTACTACTAATGTATCTGCTATTACACAAGCTACTTTTGCACAAGGACAAACAGATGTGCCTAACAACCCAGAATATTATGCTAGGTGGAACAGTTCTAATACTGGTACTTGTATTATGGAGCAAAGGATTGAAGGAGTCCATACTGCACAAGGGCAACAAGTCACTTATAGTTTTTGGGCAAGAACAGCTTCTGGAACTAAAACATTAGATGTACAAGTGACACAACAGTTTGGTGTAGCTGGTGGGTATTCACCTGCTGTGACAACAGCTGGTAGTTCACACAGTATCGATACTACTTGGACACAATATAGTGGAACAATTTCAGTACCTAGCACATCTGGAAAATCATTAGGTACTGCTTCTAATCAAGCTATACACGATTGTCTAAAATTTCAATTCAAACACAGTGGTTCTTCATTTGATATATATTTAGCAAATATCAAATTAGAAAATGGTGGTAGTGTAACTTCTTTTGAAATACCTCATTACAACGAAGAGTTTACAAAATGTACAAGATTTTTCCAAAAAGTAGGTGCTGGGACAAATGCAATTATTGGTTGGGGTGGTGGTTCTCGTAATAATGTTTTTGACGGAATACTTCCATATAAACTAGGACCTATGTATAGATTTCCTACAAAAATACACTCTGGACAATATAGATTTGTAAGAGGTATTTATAACGAGTACGGAAACTACTTAAACCATAACTTCAACAGTCATACTGATGACATAGGTTGGGGTTGTTGGAATGTAGATATTGGTAATAACTTAACAAGCTATTTTGTGACTATTGCAGGTGGTAATAGCAGCATGAGATGGTATTGGGACGCGGAGATACAATAATGGAACCAGCAGAAGATAAACAAGTATTAGAGAACATAGATTACATTGAAAAGTGCTATGGACCTACCGGAGATTTAGACTTAATAAATATTTGGTTTATAGAAGATATAGATAATATATCCTGCAATCCAGATTACGAAAACACCGAAGGAGATTACTGGTGTGATATGGTAAAAGAATGGATAGCAGTTGAAGGTAATGATTTTACAGAAATAAGGTACCCAACAGATGAGTAAGATAACAGTTGACCAAATAGAAACTACTGGTGGCAGTAAGTTAATTATTAATGATGGTATATCGTTTAATATACCTGTAAGAATAAAAAACTATACAACTGCGCAAGTTAATGCACTTACTGGTATGGAAATTGGCGATTTAGTTTATGATACAGATTTAGAATTACTTAAAATATACAATGGTACAGATTGGTTAGAAGTTGCAGGTGCTCCTAACGAATTTGATGTCATTAATGAAAGTACATTGGCTAGTGGTGTAACTACTGACGGTGTATTACACAAAGACGGAGAAGTTTACACAGATAGAATTTATGAACAAAACGCAGGTGCTGGTGTGAACATTGATGGTACTTTAATTAAAGATATCGGAATTGAAACTGACACAATAGTTGAAGCTACTGCAAATCAAGGTGTAACAATAGAAGGCTCTGTTTTAAAAGATGGAGGTATAACTGTAGCAGGAGATATACTACCAGATACAGATTCAACACATGACTTAGGTAGTACTACTTACAAGTTTCAAGATTTACACTTAGCTGGTTCAACAATCTATTTAGGTGCAAGAACAATAACTGCTGATTCTAATGATTTGAAAGTAGATGGCGGTATAAAAGCTGATAGCATATCTGAATTTACTGCTGCTGGTGGAATAACTATTCCTTCTAATATCACATTTACAGGTGAACTAGATATGACCAGTGCTACTGGTGTAGGATTTCCTACTGGTAAAGTAGGTAACTGGGAATATTCTTTTTCTGATACTGAACAAACATTTGCAGTACCTTATGATGATACAGGTATAGAGATTACTCCACTTACAACAACAATCTTTCCTACACAGGGTAACTCTAAAGTAATGATTATATTGACATTATATGGAGAAGCAGCTGCGCACGATATGATGGGTTATTTCAGTAGAACAGTATCCGGTTCTGCTGAAGTTAAATTAAGACCCACAGCTATTACAGGACAAAGAGGTTCTTTTATGGTTGGTAACTATCCAGACGGAGATTATTCCAGTACACCATATCAAACAAATTATACTTATATTGATAGTCCTGCAACAACTAATTCAACTGTTTACAAACTTTATTTAGCAAGAACTGGTAATAGCACTGTTAACTTTAGATTTAACGGGACAATCAATACAACTACCGCTTTGAACTATGAAAAAGGACATTCAACAGTAACATTATTGGAGCTCTTAGCATGAACAGTTTAAATGATTATTGGATATCAGAAGCTATATTATTATTATCTCCAGATTCAGTATTTGTAGTTTCTGGAACAACAGAAGATGATATTAGTTGGAGTAATGATGTTGAACATCCAACTTGGGAAGATATAGAAGCTAAAGCTCAAGAGTTATTAGATAATTATTTAGCTAAAGAATATCAAAGAGATAGAAAAAGCGAATATCCATTAATTAGAGAACAATTAGATAAATTGTTTCATGACATTGAAAATGGAACACTTGATACTACAGGTGAATTTTATAACGCTATAAAGGCAGTAAAAGACAATAACCCTCAACCAGAAGAAGGCGAAGCCTCATGATATATAAAATTGTAAATGAACTATTCATGGTAAAATTTAATCAATCCCTATTACTTTTGATGGAGAGTAACTAATGAGTACTATAAGAGTAACAAATATTGAATCATTGGACGCTGCTAATGACCCTGTTGTATTTAATTCTGATATTCAGATGACTTCTCCTTTAACAATTGTAAGTAAAACACAAGCAGAAATAGACGCTATATCCAGCCCTACAAGAGGAACAATAATTTTTAACACAGACGAAAATATACTAACTCAATATGATGGTACAAATTGGATTGAGTATAACAAAACAAAAGTAAATATTGGATTGGTGGTAGCTCTTGGCTAAAAAATTAATTCAATCGTACTATACAATAGACGCAGCTAATGACACAATAAAATTTCCTAATTATGTAAAACAAGAAGAAATATATCTTATCACAGATGTTGAGACAGGAACTATACTTGTAAACTTCTCTGACCCAGACTTAGAAGTAGCTACATGGAGTTGGAGTGAAGCTGACGAAGAATTAACAATTACTACTACTGCTGATTTAAGTGCATTAGGTGTAACAGACAGTTCAAAATTGCAGATTATTGTAGATAGACCTCTTAATGAAATAGAGGTAGCGGACTCTCTTTTAGACCCAGTACACAAAATTCGTGTATCAACTCCAGAGAACCTAATTGACACAGACTTTGAGTATGGACTTCAGCCTACTAAATGGGAGACATTAGAGTTATCAAATAATGTTCCTTCTTTCTATGTAGCAGACGGAGACGCTGCTTTACAAATAGTTACAGGGATTACTGCTAAAGCAGGTTCTGATATTGTTACAGTAAGTTGTAGTGACGAGCACGGACTTGTAATCGGTACACCTATTGATGTGCAAGGTTTAACATCAAGAACAGCAGAAGGTAAATTCCTAATTAAGTCTGCTAGTACTACTACATTTACTTATGTTGCTAATGCAGTACAACCAAACACAGGAAGTATTGGTTCTATTTACTCTACAGTAACTCCGGGAAGATTTTATGCAGGTTCTCAAATAACATATGATAAAGACACTGGTGTTCAAACAGACGGACTACCTCAATCAACACTTAGTATTACAACTCCAAATCCACACGGATTTGTTAATAATTCAAACTTTTACTTAGTAAACACTGTTGCTACTAAAACACTTAAAGTAACAGAAACTACTACATCTGACGCACCAGATGGTAGACCTTATGTAGATTTTGCTGAAGAAGTTACAGTAACACCAACTGTAGATTTAACTAAAACAGAAACTAAAGCATGGAGACCTCCTCACTCAATTAAGTTTGACGCAACTGCTGTAAATCTTGCTAACGATACAATTGCATGGACCAATCACAGAATGCGTGCAAATGATGTAATACTTTATGTACCTCCATCTGGTGATACTCAAATAGGTGGATTAGATAGATTTGATTTTTATTATATAAAAGTATATGATGATAACCATATTCAGTTAACTACAACCAGAGATGGTGCTGCTATAAACTTTACAAATACAGGCTCATACAATTACGGTAGAGCAATGGTTGGTATGGTTTATGAAATATGGAGAGGCAGAGGTAACTACAGAGATTCTTATGGCTACGCTTATACAGTGGCAGAGTACAACAATGGTGTAGGTTCTGGTTGGGATATAAACCAGTTTGATTCAGCAGCAGGTGGATATGGATTAGGTGGTGGCGCAGATGAAGCATGGAGAACTATCGATAAAGTTATGCTTTGTTCAAGAACTAATCAAAGAATAGAAGATTATCTAAAAGACGCATACACTTACGGATTACAACAAGATTCGACAAACTATACTTTCCCGGAAACAGGAACTAAGCCAAATAGATGGAACTTCATAGAAGATGACGCTCATTGGATAGACGGTACTTGGTTCTTTAATAGAGATTACGCAGGAAGACCTTTTAGAACATCAAAAGGTGGTTTTTGGAGATTTAGAAAAAATTATAACTACAATGGTGGTTATAGATACTTTGGTGCATATTCTGGAACTAGAGATGTATTCGTAGTACCGCTTATTAGAGATGATGAAGCTGATACTTTTTATTCTGAAAATTTTGCTTTAGCTGATAATGATGATATAGCTTTGACTATAAGCTCTGGCGATATAGAAGTATTAACAGGTGTATCTACTAATAAAAACAATATTTTACAAAGCACTATATCTTCGGGAACTTATCAAGTAGAAAAAGTTGGTAATGATAGATTTAGATTAAAAAACGGAGGCACTACACAGCGAATTACAGAAGCAACTGGAGTATATGGTTGGTCTGGAACAACAGACAATGCTACTAAGAATAGTTTTTATTTACCAGACCACGCATTAAATCAAAATTCAAATATTACTATAGACGCTACACAAGGTTCATTGCCTGCTGCAACAACAGGTGCTTTGGCTCCTAAAAATCCAGATACATTACCTTTTGAATTTTCTCTTGTTAAAGCCGGTATAACTGAATATTTTAATAACAATGCAGGTAGAGTAGATATAGTAACTTCTGGAAATCCAAGTGGTACTGGATACATATCAGATGGTGTAAGAGCAGGTAGTATTAAGAGTTACTCTTATATTTCTACATCTGCAATTACCACACGATACTGGTCTCCAGTTGACCAAGTTACTGAACAGATAACATACACTCCAGCTAATATAAATGAAACAGATGTTTAC